AAAATGTCTAAATCTAAAATATCACCAATATCAACAGACAATATTAAAGTTTCATATGCAAATAGTGCAGGAATTCTTTTTGAAAATATTTCTGTTTCTGATGCTAATGATTATGAAAAAATAAATCCAGGAACTACTTTTTTATTTTTAGATGGCGATCAAAAATATAGATATCTTAATATTAGTCAAGTCAATTCATTAACAGTATCAGATTTAATAACTAAAAAATCTCAATGCGATACCTCACCAAAACCTTTGGGGCCGCCAAAAGTAGTATTTGCTCTTGGAACTGGTATTGGTGCTGAAGCTAATCCAATTATTGGACCAAATGGAGAATTGTTGGGTATTGATATTGTAAGATCTGGAATTGGATATGAAATACCACCAATAATTAAAATCGTTGATGAAAGTAATACTGGTTCTGGTGCGGTTGTTCAAGCAACAATTGAAAATGGATCTGTAAGTGGAGGAATTGTTTTAGATCCTGGAAATAATTATATTCCAATTCAACCATCCACAACACCAGAATCATCATTTGGAACACTACTACCTGGATCAACAATTCTTGGAACAACACCAACAGCATCGTTGAGTGCAACATACGACTTAAATGGTTTTGTAACTTTGACTTGGAATACAGATGGGGCAACAAGTTTAAGTTCTAATTTTGGACAAACCATATTAAATGGATCAGTAATTTTATCTGGAACACCAGAAACACAAATATTTTCAATTACTGCAACAAATTCAGGAGGATCAATAACCAAATCGGTAATTGTAAATATTGAAACATTACTACCTGGATCAACAATTCTTGGAACAACAACAACAACAACACCTGGACAAGAACCCAGTTATCCTGCTTTATTGGGATTGCAAAATGTGGTTATAAATAATCCAGGAATCAACTATACTCCTGGAATAGATGTTGTAGAAATTTCTCCTAATAATGGAACAATTCTTCAAACAATTTTTAATCCTTTTGGACAAGTTGTAGAAGTAAAGATTGTAAGATCGGGGATTGGTTTTACAGAACGTCCAAATATAACAATTCGATCTGATTCTGGTATTAATGCGGATTTCACACCAGTCTTTGAAATTATTCGTGATCCAAATGCACTTGACTTAAAAATCGAACAAAGAAAAATTCTTACGGTTATTGATATTGTTGGATTACAAGTTCAGGGATTTGTTGGTGGAAAACCTTATTATGGTAATGTTTATTATGACAATGGAGAAAAGTATGCTGGGCCATATAAAAGTTTTGATACGCAAATTAGAGTATATGATACTCTCTCAGAGAGCATCAAAAAATAAAGTGGGGTTTAACTTACATGTCTGAAGGATCTAAAATAAATTATTATACAACCCAGCAAGGAAATGGTGATGGTGATATTTCTTTTGGGAATATTTCTTTTGACGGAACTTGCACTGCTGATATTTGTTTGAGAGCATCTGATGGACATCATTTTCTTGAAATGGCAAAAGATGGTCCAAGAAAGGGTTGGACGACTCAATGTGCCCCAGGTGCCTTTCAAATAGAATGTGCGGAACTTTTATCAAAACCTGATATTGGATTTTCCATTAATGCAAAGAATGGTGATATTGTAATTAAGGCAAATAATGGTAAAATTAGATTAGAAGCAAATGATATTGAATTGAGTGCAAAAGGCCCAAACAGCAAAGAGGCAAATATTGTTTTAGATGCTGATGGTGGTGGCATTAAATTAAAGTCAAATAACATTACTTTTGATGCCACAGCAACACTTAAATTAATTTCAAATGTTTATGATTGTTCTGCTGAAATGATGAAGATGAGAGTCTCTATTATGCAAGGATTGAGTTGTGCAACGAAAGGTATTGTAAGAAAGTAAAGGAGGTAATTTATGGCATTCGTAATGGATGAAGTTTGGGCGAATAATGGACAACTTCTTTGTTGTGCAGAGGGAGTTGTTCCTATTGCTCTTGGGGTTGGCCCTGCTAAAATACCAGGTTCTGGATATGTTGAAGGTCCTTTTCAGGTAGGAAATCCTTTCATTTTTCCAAGTGTTTATGCAACTATGATGGTTGGCCCAACATCAAATCCAAAATCACCAAAACCAACTATGCCAGGTGCAACATGTTATGGAGTTAATAACCCATATTCTCTTGCAGTGTCTGGCCCTTCAGCATTTTTGGGCCCCGTTGATGCTGCAACAAATATAGTTGCTGGAGGAAATATTTCAGCTCAAGGAAATGTTATTTCAAATTGTGGTGGACATATTCTTGCTGCAAAGAAAAACTTTGATATTCCTCACCCATCAAAAGAAGGGTATAGACTTCGACACACCTGTCCAGAGGCACCTTATAATGATGTTTATATTCGTGGAAAAGTGAAAAACAAAACTGAAATTGAACTACCATCTTATTGGAAAGATTTTGTTGATATTCAATCAATTACAGTCTCATTGACTCCAATTGGGGCACATCAAAATGTAATCGTAAAAAGGATTGATGAGAATAAAGTTTATCTTCAGGCACAGGGAGGAATTCCTATCAATTGTTTTTATCACATTTTTGCAGAAAGAAAAGATGGAGAAAAATTAATTCCAGAATACCAAGGACAAGGACCACAAGATTACCCAGGAAATAATGATGAATATTCTGTTCTTGGATACCACTATCATGTAAAAGAGTAAAATATGGACTTATTTAAACCAGTCAAAGTTGGTAATAAAAATCCAGAGGACGTTTCGACTTTTGGAAACCTTTCAATAAGGTTTGATTATGTTGTAAAAGGTTTGACTGTCGATGATGTTTATCCATCAGAAGCAGTAACTCCATGGCTTCATTATAATATGAGAGTTGGTAATCTTCGTGCTGATGGAGAAGTAGAATCTCAATTTGGACTTCATAGACTTTCCAATAAGAAAAATTTTGATATTCCACACCCAAACAAATCTGGTTGGAGATTGAGGCATACTTGTTTAGAGGGTCCAGAAAATGCAGTATATTTCAGAGGTAGACTTAAAGAAAATGATGTAATTGAACTTCCAGATTATTGGAAAAACTTTGTAAATTATGAAAGTATTACAGTATCACTTACACAAATTGGTTCTTCTCAAGATTTAATTGTAGATAAAATTGAAGGTGAATCAAAAATTTTTATTCGATCTGGAAATAAATCCCCAATTGATTGTTATTATATGATTCATGCAGAAAGAAAAGATGGAGAAAAATTAATTCCAGAATACCAAGGACAAGGACCACAAGATTACCCAGGAAATAATGATGAATATTCTGTTGCTGGTTATCATTATGATACAAAAGATGGAGTTATTAAATGACTTATAAATCTATTCTTCAAAATGTGGTACCTTATTATGGTCCAGCTCAAATTGGTCTATATCATACAATTAATGAACCAGTTTATTATGGTGGACCAAATTCTTGGCAAGTTGATGATGATATTAATGTTGACGATGCACAAATTAACACTTCTGGAATTAGTAGTGCAAATATAAACATTCTTGATGTCTTATCCTTTCAATCATCATATCAAGTTAGCAAAGGAGTCTTGAGTGGAATAACATCATCAAACAGATTAAACTTACAATTTGATCCAAATACTGCTATTTCTATTTCTTTGAATCCATACACAACAATTGCAACAACTGATGCTGGAATTGGAACTGATATCATTCCTGCAATAGTTAATCAAACACAAGTTTCTATTGGTGAATTGTTTGTAAATGGTGCGGTTAATATTCCCATTGTTGGTTTTGGAACAACAGTAGTTGTTGGTTTTGGGACGACTTCAGTAATTTCTCTTGCATCTACTATTAGTTCTGGTATTTCTTCTGGTGATACTTTATCTTTCAAGAGATCTGACTGGACAAGTGTACCTTGGGTTAATGGTGAAGGTGGTAGGATGATCGATTTGAATCTTGCAAATAATATGGTTATTGTTGGTGGAATTGCTACTGTACCAATATGGAATTTTCAAAATCTTTCAAATTTAAATTCAAAAATGGCAACTATTACAGTTGTCGGAATTGCAACACAAGTTGTTGCCGGTACTGGAGCATCCAACGTTTCTTATCCTGGTGGTAATGTATCTGCCGGAACATCCTTTAAAATAGATGGACAATATCAATATGTAAATTCAAATATTCAAAATATAAACTGGTCTAATGGTGCCACACCAGATTTTATAAACGCTCAAGATACTCTGATTACCTTCAGAATTTTAAAAGATGATGCAGGTACATTACGTGTTTATGGTACAAAAGAATTTTAATTCTAAATCTTGACAAAACCTCTCCAGTGCCCTATAATACATAAGCAATCAAAATGACTCAAATGCAAGAAGAGTATCTGACAAGATGCGTTGTAGACACCCTCAAAAGAACAGTATATTTGTATTCTAACGAAGGTGGTGAGAAGAAAGTGTCCTGTGATACTGTAGATGAGTTTATGAATGTATTACAATATGTTCGTAGCACATTAGAAGAAGATAAATTAGTATAAACAGGCCCCTGATAAAACACAAAATGTCATTACTATCACAAAAAGACAGACAACTTGCTCTTGAGGCACTGGATTTCTACCTATTCAGTAAAGGTAATGATTTTACTGAAGAAAAGAGAGCAGAAGTAAATGCTCTTCTGAATTGGGTTAACCTGGAATACTATAAGAATGATCATAAATCTCTGGTATAATAAAGATATGAATCAGTGGAGATGGACACTTACAGATCCATCCACTTTTGATATGGAATCGGGACAAAGTTTAAATCTTCGTGATGCAATGAATGATGTTGCAAATACTGTTGAGTATCTTATCAGTAAATCAAAACAAAGTGAGTAATATTACTCACAAAATTTATACATAAAAGAGTAAGCAAGAATTTTTACTCGTGGATTATTTTCACGCATTTCTTTTAAGTTATTCTGTAATGGTATGTGCTTGCATCATTAAAATATCCAGACATTAAACTTTATTTTTGTAAATCCAAAACCTCCTTCACCGGAGGTTTTGTTGTATGATAAATAACTTATAACGGAAACTATAAGAAATAAAAAAATGGGTCTCTCCAGATTAGATAATTTTTTGAAATCAGTGCGTGGGGCTATACTCTACGTTGATCCAAATTCTCTTGATTCGACAGATAGTATTGAAAATCAGGGAAATAGTTTAACACGTCCATTTAAAACGATTCAAAGAGCCTTAGCAGAATCAGCAAGATTCTCATATCAAAGGGGGTTGGATAATGATAGATTTGGTAAAACAACAATTCTTATATATCCTGGTGATCATCTTGTAGATAACAGACCAGGATGGATTCCTGATGGAACTGGTAATTTTAGATTAAGAAGTGGAGTAACATCCGGTGATTTTCCTGCATGGGATTTAATAACTAATTATGATTTAACATCAACCAATAATGCTCTGTATAAGTTAAATAGCATTCATGGTGGGGTTATTATTCCTCGGGGAACTTCACTTGTTGGATTGGACTTAAGAAAAACAAAAATTAGACCAAAGTATGTTCCAAATCCAGTTAATAACAACATTGAAAAATCTACAATATTTCGTGTAACTGGTGCATGTTATTTTTGGCAGTTTTCTATATTTGATGGAGATCCAAACGGACAAGTTTATACTGATTATACATCAAATTTATTAGTACCAAACTTTTCTCATCACAAACTTACTTGTTTTGAGTATGCAGATGGAAAAAATGACGTAAACATTAAAGATATTTTCCAAACATATTCTACTGATCGCACAGATCTGGAAATGTATTATGAGAAGATTGGTCTTGCATATGGTCAGGCAAGTGGACGTGCTATTGAACCGGATTATCCCTCTGCTGGTCTTGATATTCAACCAAAAATTGATGAATATCGAATTGTTGGTCCAACATCAGGAGAAGTCGGAATATCGAGTATTAAGTCTGGTAATGGTGTTATTTCATCAAATATTATTACAGTCACAACCACAAGTTCCATTGCTGGTTTGGATGTTGATACTGGTTTTCGTATTAGAGGTATTTCAGCATCTGGATACAATGGACAATTTGCTGTTTCAGAAAGATTAAGTTCTACTCAATTTACATATCAGGTGCAAAATGCACCAATTGTTCCTTTACCAGATCCAACTGGGGCATCACTCACACTTTCTACTGATACTGTAACATCTGCATCACCATATATCTTTAACGTTTCTCTACGTTCAGTTTTTGGTATGTGTGGACTGCTTGCTGATGGAAGCAAGGCAGATGGATTTAAGTCAATGGTTGTTGCTCAATTTACAGGAATTGGACTTCAAAAAGATGATAATGCATTTGTTGTTTATAATGAAACAACAGGTTTATATGATGATAATACTGCATCCGGAAATGAAACAATTAGCACAAATTCAAGAGCAGTACATAAACCGGAATATAAAAACTTTCACATTAAAGCAACAAATAATGCATTTCTTCAAAACGTATCAATTTTTGCTATTGGTTTTGCAGAACATTTTGTTACAGAATCTGGTGGTGATCAATCGATTACTAACTCAAACTCAAACTTTGGTTCAAGAGCACTTATATCTGATGGATTCAGAGATAGTGCATTTCCACAAGATGATGTAGGTTTCATTAGTCATGTTGTTCCACCAAGACAAATTGATAGTAATGAGGTTTCTTTTGAATTTAATGCCATAGATGTTTCGAAAACCGTTGGTGTTGCATCAACTGGTCATTTATATCTTTACAATCAAAAAAATATTGATGTACCTCCAGCAAATGTTATTGAGGGGTATAGAGTTGGGGCAAGACAAAACGATCAAATCAGAGTTTTAATTCCAGTAAATGGAACAGTATCTGAATATGTTTCTAGAATTATAATGCCCAACAGTCAGACAAGTTCTGAAAAAACGGCAACTGTTGGTAGAAGTGTTGCGGGTATTAATTCAATTACGAATAGTACCATTACATTTACTTTCTCACATCCATTTTTAAATGGAGAATCTATAAGAATTTTTTCAGATAATGGTTATCTTCCAGATGGAATTTTACCAAACCAAACCTACTATGCAATTACAAATGCCAATGTAAGCAGTGGAATTACAACGAATGTTGACATTAAATTAGCAAAAACAGCAGCAGATGCAATTTCTTATTCAACTTCAAATTTAACAAATATTAGTTTTAATAATAATGGTGGAAAATTAACTATAGTAAGCAGAGTATCAGATAAAAATTCTGGGGATATTGGTCATCCAATTCAATACAATACAAATGAAAATCAGTGGTACATTAATGTTTCTTCTGCCGCAACTGAAAATACAATTTATTCAACAATTATAAGTCTAGGAACAACTTCTCTTGGAAGTGCAACTCCCAGAACTTTTATAAAAAGAATACAAGATAATAGAAATTCTGTTGATACATTATATCGTATAAGATATGTTATTCCTTCTAATTCTGAAATTACTGCAAGACCACCAACAGAAGGATTTGTTATTCAAGAATCGAGTACTTCTATTGGATCTACTTCTGGAGAAATACAAACTTATTTTGGAAGTGGATCGATTGCAAATGTAAATGCACAAAGAAATTTCAAAATTATTGCCGGGGCAAATTGGTCTTCAAATGTTGCAAATATTCTAACAGAACTTCCACACAATCTTTCTGTGGGTTCTCAAGTTAAATTAATTCAACTTAAGAGTTCGAATAATGTAACTGGTGCAGAATCTTCTGGATTTAATGGAATTTATAATGTAACCGGAATTAGTAGTTCAAAACAATTTAGTGTTGGTATTAATACTGATCCTGGTTTGTTTACAAATGATACGGATACAAGAAATACTTTATTACCATATTTTGTAAGAAAATCCTTCGATACTACATACTACGTTTATAGAACTCAAGAAGTTCAACAATATATTTCTGGAAAGCAAGATGGTATTTATTATCTAACAATTTTAAATGCCTCAAATGCACCAAATGTTTCTCCTTTTACTGGAGAAACTTACTCACAACCAATTAAAGAACTTTACCCACAAACAAATAGAGACAATCCAGAATCTGATCCGGCAGAAACGGTATCGTTTGCTGTTGCAAGTCCAATAGGACATGTAGTTGTTAATGATGTTCGTGGAAGTATTACTAGAGAAACACTCACTAAAGTCATAAAAGACGTTAATATTGGTGTAGGAATTACCAATATTGTAACTTCTATCGGCGGAACAATTCATACAATTCATACTTCTATTGATCATGGGTTCAATAGAATCACTCAAGTAAGTGTTGCTAATAGTGGTGCTGGATATGGTTCTGGAGTTGCAGGAAATATCTATAATGCAAGACTTGTTGGAATTGGTACATCTACAACAGGTTTAAATGCAACTGCGAAGATATCATTCAACTCATTTGGTAATATCACCAATGTGAGAATTATGGATGGTGGTAGTGCCTTTGGAATTGGAAATACTCTTGCGATTGTTGGAGTTGCCACAACCGCAGGTTATTCACAGGCAGTTGTTCAAGTTACTAAAATCTATAATAATGTAGATGATGTAGTCAGAATTGTTGGAGTTTCTTCGAATATTTATAATACGTTAGGTAGAATTACTAATGTTGGAGTTGGTTCTGCAACTAGGTTTACGATTGAATCTGCATCTACACTTGCTGGAGTTACTACTGCATCTGCAGGAGTTGGATTAACAGCAACACTCAATTCGTTTGCATACTTGACTGGAGAATCTGTAAAAGTTAATACTATATCATACAATAATACTGTTGGTATTGCAACCATTACAACTTTTGATAATCATGGACTTTCTGTAAATAAAAAGATTCGTCTTGCAGGGGCAAATGAAAATGTTTACAACGGTGATTTTGTAGTTACTCAAATCAATAGTTTAACTTCGGTTTCAGTGAATATTGGAGTTACAACTTTTGTTTCTGCAGCAACAGGAACCCTTTATATCTTACCAGAAGGATTTAATTCTAGTGGTGGTGTTTTAACTTTAGAAAATGAAAATTTAAATGGTAGACAAATTTATCCTTATGCAGGAATCACAACTACTCTATCATCACAGATTTCAAATACAAATACAGATCAAATTGAAATCACAAATATTCAAGATTTAGATATTAATATTGGAGATTATTTGTCTATTGATGATGAAATTTTACGAGTCAAAACAACAATTTCAGGTACTCCATCAAATCCAATTTATGTTTTTAGAGGAGTTCTTGGTACAAAGGCATCGACACATGTAATTAATTCGGTAGTCAGAAAAATTAGACCACTGCCGATTGAAATGAGAAGGCATTCGATTTTAAGAGCATCTGGACATACTTTTGAATATGTTGGATTTGGTCCTGGAAATTATTCGACTGCATTACCAAATAAACAAAATCGACAAATTAGTTCAGAAGAGGAACTTCTTGCACAATCGACAAGAAGGAATGGTGGAATTAACTTCTATACTGGAATGAATGATAGGGGTGCATCTTTTAATGGTAATAAAAAATTAAGTACCGTTACTGGTAGAGAAGAAATTTTTGATACACCAATTCAAACTGTAACAGGAGAAGACATTAGTAATCTTGCAGAACTGAATGTTATCAATCCAATCGAAGCAAATTTCTCTAGATCGATTAGAATTGAGGGTGGATCTGATGGAAATGCTATTTCAGAATTTAATGGCCCAGTAGTTTTTACAAATAAAATCACATCAACATCAGCAAAAGGATTAGAAGCAAATTCTTTATTTTTACAAGGAGATGCTATTGTTTCGAGAAAATATACTGTTGGAGTTTCTGCCCCAACCCTTTCAGGAAATCCTGGAGATACTGTCTATTATGAAAATCCAGTTAAGGGTGGATATATTGGGTGGATTTATACAACAGACAATGATTGGTATCGTTTTGGAAACGTTAGTCTATCAAAAGATTCAAATGTTGTATTGTTTGATAGAGTTGGAATTGCAACCACTTCTCCTGGAAATTGTACATTAAGAGTTGGATCTGGATCATCTCTATTCTGTGTTGATGGCAATGGTGTTGGAATTGGCATAAGTGCAGGAGCATATAAGTTAAATGTAAATGGAACTATTAATGGAATATTTGTTGGTGACGGATCCGGAATAACAAATCTTAATGCTGGTGCAAGTGGATGGACACAAGTTGGTGTTGGATTGGGAACCGGTATTTATGCCTCGATAGCAAAAGTTGGAATTGGCACAACAGTTCCTCTTTATAACTTACATTTAGGTGCCGTAGGAACAGGAAACACTGATCTTTATGTCGAAAATAAATCAATTTTTACTGGACAAGTCACAACTCAAAATGTTTCGATTGGTGGAATTATCACAGCAACCTCATATCGTCTTGCAGGTGGAACAGGAACAATTAATGCAGGTATCGTAACTGCATCGACATTATCTGTTGGTTCTGGTGGAACAGTTATTACGACAAGTTCAACATCAGTCGGAATTGGAACTTTAACACCAAGAGCAAAACTTGATATTGAAGGTTCTGTAAGATTTAAATCTTACTCGGAGGCAGTTATACCATTATCGATTTCTTCTGGCAATGTTGATGTTGATTTGTCCAAGGCACAAACATTTACTCTTACAGTATCAGCAGCAGTAAGTCAATTTACATTATTAAATATTCCTTCCGAGTCCACTGCATTTAGCATTTTGATTACACAAAATGCTGTTGGTTATTCTGTTGGAATTGATACCTTCAAGACATCTGCTCCCGCAACAATTCCAGTTTATTGGCCTGGTGGTGGTGTTGTTCCAATTGTGACTACTACTGCATTAAAAACTGATATGTATTCATTTAAGACATTTGATGGTAGTGCAAGTCTTTATGGTGCTGTTGGAGGACAAAATTTCGCATGATAAATCAAAGTTTTTATCGAGTAATACCTACAAGTCTTGATATTAACGGACCTGTTCTATCATTTACACAAACTCCATCAGGAATATCCGGACAAGTTGGTGATACTGTATCATTTGTTGGAGTTGCAACTGCTGTCTTTCTCGGGACAGGTAATACTGCTACTCCAACAGGTTCTATTGCGTATCGTTGGTATGAGGGAAGTGTTGCCTTATCCGATGGAAATAGACTTTCTGGAACTGCAACAAATACTCTAGTAATTACAAATCTTCAAACTTCTGATGCAAGTAGAGTATTTTATTTGGAGGCAAGATTTAATCCTTCTGCATATGGCAGTGGAAAAAATGGAAGAGCAATTAATGAACCAATTTATTCGAATGTGGTGGGTTCTGGTGTTCAACTTCCACCTCCTCCGGGAGCATCAATAAGTGCATCATCAACCTCAATTGAATATAATGGATCTGTAACTATTAATTGGAATACAAGTGGGGCAACAAATTTAAGTTCTAACTTTGGAAGATCTGAACTAAATGGAAGTGTTACGATATCAAATTTAATCAGTAGTAGAACTTTTACAATCACAGCATCAAATCAAGGTGGATCAACAACAAGATCTGTAACTGTGAATGTCGGATCTGCACCACCACCACCACCGCCTCCTTCAGGGCCTTTTCTATCATTCGGCACCAGTGCTGGTGGTTCTATAGCATATGGTGGAACTATAGTCTTTACAATAACTACTTTTGATACTGCCACACTTACAAGCAATTTTGGTTATAGTAAGTCGGGCCTTGGTGGAAATCTTCTTAATGATTCTGTAACTCTTACTAATGTAACTCTCACAAAAACTTATAATTTAACTGCTACTGGTACTAATGGTGTTAATACTCTTAAACAACTTACTGTTCTGGTAGATTCACCACCAGCATCACCAACAATAGATAGTTTTAGTGCTTCTCCAACTACAATCATTAGTGGAAATTCATCTACTTTATCTTGGACAACTACAAATGCAACTAGTGTTTCTATTAATCAGGGTATTGGTGGTGTTAGTGTTGATGGTTCAACTTCTGTTACTCCAACCACTACAACAACATACACTTTAACTGCTACTGGCCCTGGAGGTACAGTAACTAGTTCAGTTACGATTACTGTTAATCCACCATCCGCACCTACGGCATCCTTAAGTGCCTCATCGACTTCAATTGCGTATAATGGATCTACTACTTTAACCTGGAGTACAAGTGGAGCAACAAGTTTAACATCAAACTTTGGAGAAACTGCATTAAGTGGAAGTCTTACAATATCAAATCTAACAAGTTCAGTAACATATGAAATTAATGCAACTAATGCCGGAGGAACAACAACAAAAAGAGTCACTATAAATGTTGGGGCAAAACCAGCACCCACGGCATCCTTAAGTGTATCTCCATCTTCAATTGCTAATGGTGGATCTACAACAATAACATGGAGTACATCTGATGCAGATACCTTAACATCAAACTTTGGAGAAACTGCATTGAGTGGTTCTAAAACAATTACGAATCTTACCTCATCTCAAACCTATCAAATATCTGCATCAAATACTGGAGGAACAACAACAAGAAGTGCAACCGTGACTGTTGCTGCTCCAATACCCGTAATAAGAATCACAAGTCAACCAAGCAATACATCAGCAACATATAATAAATGTACTGGAAGTGGTGGATCAGTGACTTTTAGTGTTGGTGCAACAGTTGATAATGCAGGTAGTGCAGTTCCTTCATATCAATGGTATCTAAATGGAAGTGCCCTATCAAATGGTACTAATGTAAGTGGGGCACAGGATTCTACACTTACACTCAAGGTTCTTGAGAATCAAGGTGGAAACAATACTGTATATGTAAGAGTATCTTATAGTGGTGCAAGTACAGTACAATCCAATACTGTAAATTATATTGTAAACGTTATTGAACCAAGACCAGTCATCACTCAAACAGCAGGCCTTCCTTTAGATAAAACTGTTTTTGTTGGAGAAACAGCAACATTTGATATAACTGCAAGTGCTTCTGATGGAAGAGCACTTAATTATCAGTGGAGTAGTGGAGGAAATCCACTTATAGATGGAACTTTTGCATCGTCTTTTCCAAATGCAACTGTTTCTGGTTCAAAAACATCAAAACTTTCTATTACCCCAAGTAATAGAAATTCTAGTGGAATGGTAGTTTATGCAATTATAACTGATCCAAGTTCAACCTGTACTGCAAGCAATTCTCCTTTCGACTCTGAATTAGCAACATTGACTGTAAATGAAAGAACGAAAATCATCAAAGCTGGGGGAAGAGGTGATGAATCAACATCTATAAGTTATGCGGATGTTAATTTAAGTACTTTTACTTTTGGTGCCGGTGCCAATTATGAATTCTATTCTCCATTTGAAGATATTGTTGTAGATATAAAAATGGAAGGTGGAAGAGGCAGAGATATTGGAAATTTCAGAGGTGGTGAAGGTGGAATTGCAATCGTGAGACTTACATTAAGACAAAACACAGAGTATTTGATTAGAGCTCTACCCTCAAATAATGGTAATGGTGGTGGTGGTTGTTTCCTCTATGAACAAGCAAGATTAATTGCTGTATGTGGTGGTGGTGGAGGAGCAGGAACTAATGGAAATGGCGGGAGAGGTGGTGGTGCAGGTATTTCTGGAGAAAATGGTTCTGGTTCGGGTTCTGGAAGTGGTGGAACTAATAGTGCAAGAAGTCTAGGTTATTTCCCTGGTGGTGATAGTTATTGTGATACTAATAAAACATCAATAGTTGGTGGTATAGTTTCTTCTTGTACGATTGGTGATCCTTCTTGTGCTCCTGCTGCATTTTGGAGAACAAACTATAGTCCTTGCGGAAACTATGGTAATTCTGCACTGAATATCAATGGACAGAGCGTTAGTGGAGCAGCACTCATCAGTAGGGGGTTTAAGGGTGGTACTGCTCATAGAAATAATGGTGGTTATGCACAATCTTCTAATGATGGTGCAGGTGGATCTGGATGTGGTGGAGGAAATGCAGCAAATATTGGATCTGCTGCAGGTGGAGGAGGTGCTGGTGGGTATGCTAGTGGTGTAAGTGTTGTTGATGCAAGACTTGGTGGCCGCACTACTGGTACTACAGGACAATGGACGATTGCTCTTGCGGGAAGGTTAAGTTTATAAATAGTTAAAATTTAAAGGGTGGAGAGTGAAACCCAATGTCTACCAATAAAAAGTATTTTTATGTATATTATTCCTATGAACATTTTGCTTTAAAAAAATCACAACAATCGGCGGGTAACTAATCGTGAGCATAAATAAAAATTTTGTCATAAAACACGGGATAGAAATTGCTGCTGATGCACTTGTTTTAGATTCATCTACCAAAAATGTTGGTATTGGTACTACTTTAGGTAGATTAACTTTTGATGTGAGAGGTTCAATCGGTTCTACTTCATTAAGTGTAAGTGGTATTGGTACTATTGTTAATGGTAATATCATTAACCTCACTGGTACTATTGGGACTGTTACCAATTTTAATAGTACGAATGGAACTATTACCAACTTAACTGGTACTGCAGGAACCATTACTACCTTTAATAGTACGAATGGTACCATTGTTAATCTTAGTGGTACTGCAGGAACTATTTTTGCTTTCAACAGTACCAATGGAAACATTACCAATTTTACTAGTACTGGAACAGCAACAGTCAATGATATTGATATCAATGGGTTATTGACTGCAGGTTCCAGTACTGGTGGTTATGGGTCATATTTGAGACATACTGGAACTGGTGTGACTTGGGATCAAGTACAACAAAGTGTTGTTGAAACAGATACTCAAACAGCAACTGAAGGACAAACTCTTTTTAATACTAATTATGAAGTTGGACTTGTTGATGTATATTTAAATGGTATTAGATTATCTGCTGGTGAATTTACTGCAACGAATGGAACTTCAATTACACTTACAGATTTTGCTTATGCTGGTGATACTCTTAATTTTGTTTCATACAATCCATTTAATGAATATCCAAGCATTTTTTGGCAGTCTGGTATAGGTGATAAAATTTACTATACCCTGGATAATGTGGGTATTGGAACCACAAATCCATTGCAGAAATTGCAAGTTGGTTCTGGGACAACATCATCTTTTGTTGTTACTGGTATTGGTTCTGTTGGTATTGGAACCACAAGTCCAACATCAAAACTTCACGTTAATGGAACTATTCTTGCTAATGGATTCATTAGTATTGCAAACACCACACCAATACAAATATCATTAGTTGGAAACAGAGTAACTTTTACTGCCTCTGGAATTGGTAGTACATCATTTACTTTATTTTAAAAACTAAATATTTAAAACATAAACTGTAGACATATAAAATGACCATTAGAAATAGGGAATTATCCCAGTTCGGTTCATTCATCTATATTGACAACAATACGAAAGACATTGGAATAACCACTGAGACAACTCCTTTTGTTGGAATAGGGACCACCAACCCAACATCAAAATTTCATGTTACAGGAAATGCACTAATTACTGGTATTGGTACCATTACAACCCTTAATAGTACCAATGGAACCATTACCAACTTAACTGGTACTTCAGGAACTATTACTAATGGAACGATTACCAACTTAACTGGTACTGCTGGAACTATTACGACCTTTAATAGTACTAATGGAACTATTACCAACTTAACTGGTACTTCAGGAACTATTACGACCTTTAATAGTACTAATGGAACTATTACCAATCTCACTGGTACTTCAGGAACTATTACGACCTTAAGTTCTACTAATGGAACCATTACCAACTTAACTGGTACTTCAGGAACTATTACTAATGGAACGATTACCAACTTAACTGGTACTGCTGGAACTAT